TTTCGTCGCCCCCTTAAAGGAATGTGGGTATACAGCTACCGATCAAATGCATATTTGCCGGCATCGAATGGTTGTTGTGTACCTCAATGAACCAGCCATTTGTGTCATCACCGCCGGTCGAAATGGTGATGCTGGAGCCCACAGATAATTCTGTTACTGCCGGCGCGCGGAATTCATGGTAACCCATAAAAGCATAAACAGCCGCACTGCTGACCGTTGTCGCGACGCATCTGCACATCATGAGCATATATGAATCAATCCGGAATCTCACAGAGCCACCTCCCGGAATTTGCACATAGTGGAAGTTTAACCCGTACAGCATCCCGTAGGAACGCCAGTTGGTTTCTCCTTCCAACCGATATTCAACCAATCCGGAACTGCCTTTTCTCTTGTATACGACTTTTCCTTCCTGCCGCTCCGTAGTGCGGTATTCGACACCTTGTTCCATGGGCGGATTGACCCACTCCGGCTCTTGCCATACACCACTATATTTGTGCATTCGCCATAAAGTACCCGGACTTACTGCACCATGTGCTAGTGTTACCAAATGAGCCGAAGCATCATCAATCTTGTACAGAACAGCAAGACAGTTACCGGAATTTTCATAGGGATTTTGACCGTTCACTTCGCCTCTGGCAAGCACAAGCATAGCCGTGTAATCCGCCATAGATTGCAACATGTTGTCAACTTTAGCACAAAGTTGCGCGTAGTTGTCCTCCCAAGCCGAGAGCAACGGAATGCTTCTTGCAAGCATATCCTCGCCAAAGCCATACCCAGCCGGGGCTGCTCCAATGTCATCAATCGAGGGAAGCCATGTGTTGGGTCTTGCGCCTACATCCGCAGCCTTTAAATTCGTAAAGCGGTTACCTACCGCACCAGCATCCGCCGCCCGGCCCGGGACAGATAGAGTGGTGTCCAGACCGTATGCCATGCCCGGATCCACAACGCGCTCCAGCTCCTGCACCGCAGGCACCACTTGACCGTTCAGGTATTCCTTAATTGCCTTGGCGCCGGCATCAAACTTCGCCTTCAGTTCCTCGGCGCTCAGCCCGTCCTCCTGATTCGGATAGGTGCTGAGGGTCTGTACGATCTCCACATTTTCTGTCATTTTTTCCAATGCCATCGGTTATGCCCCCTGTCTGTTCAGCAGCCTTTGCAGTTGTCCGTTTCCGGGTCCAGCCTGCACAGGCAGATTATCGATGTTTTCCTTGGCGATGCCGGTACCGCCGCCCCCTGTAGGGGGCAGTGCCTGCAGCGCTTCAATGTCCCGGATCAGCTCCTGCTTCTTGGCAATATAGCCGCTGGGCAGCCGTTCCAGATACTGCTTCAGTGTAATGTGATGGTTCATCAGCAGATTGTCAAGGGTCTGCATATTCGCCATTTCGCTCCAGTAGCTGCTTGCACCCACATCCTGCTTGATGGCAATGGGGAAGTTACGCAGCACGCTGAAATCAAAAGGCTGCAGGAAGGTCTGCTTCTGCAGCTGCATTCCCAGCGGCTGCTCTCCCGGCTCGTCCATGGCCATGCTGACCTCCACCATGCGCACTCCGTACCGGACGGACATCATATCCTGCCAGATCAGACCCATTTCCTCCACGCACTGGCACTTGTTCTGCTTGGTCATTTCCATGGGTGTGTTAGCGGCCCGCTGCAGCGCGATGATCGCCGAGGTGTTGTCCGGCCGGCTGTCACCCATGGCAACATCCGACGCACCCAGAAAGCTGCGGGTCTTGTCGATACACAGCTGCATAAACTGGGCGATCTGGGGATTCACTGTCGCCCCGTCGATGGTCTTTGCCACATTGTCCACATTGCCGTTGACGCCCACAGCAGTGCCGACACTTCCGTCCCAACCGCGGATCCGGTTCTTGTCATAAATGACCTTGGGAAAAGCGGTAGTCAAAAGGCTGATACCCACCATGGCAAACATCTTGTTGATAAACTTCTGGTTGGGGATTAGACCGGTGATCATGGCCTGTCCGTGGTAGCAGTCATGGATAAAGTCCCAGTTCAGCCACACCAGCGGATATCTGTGGTATCCGGTATCGTAGGCATTCCGCAGGATGCCCTTTTCCGTAGACTCACAGCACCAGATAGTGCCGGTCTCCCGGTTGCGGTAAAGGTAAGTCAGCACCGTAACCTTATCGTCCGTATAGCTGTCGTACCGGTTGCTGAATTTCTCGCTGTCAGCAGTGATCTCACCCGGATCCATGCCGCAAACCCCTGCCTTTTGGTACTGCTCGGCAAGGTATCTGGCATCCTCCAGCAGCGCCCGGCGGGAAAGGATAATGTGGGGCTGATCCTGCACACTGCGGCAGTTGGGGTTGCCGAAATGCACACGGGTATTTTCAATGACCTCCGCCACGATCTCACCCTTGACCATCTGTCCGTTCTCTATCGTGGGGTCAAAGTAGAAGTACATGCAGCCGTCGCCGTCCACCGCCGCATTGCGCATAAACTCTCGGAGCTTTCCTACGATGTTGTTCCGCTCGATGATGGCGGCATACTGGTGATTCAATATCTCCGTGATCCGCTCCACCTCAGCTACACTGTAGGGGCTCACCGAGGGCAAGGGCGATGCCTGCATGGCAAGGTTGTCACTGGTGATGGTAGCCACCTGAAACAGCACCACCTGCTTCAGAAAGTTAAAGGTCGGCGTGGGCAGTCCGTTGGCCTGAACGCCCTCCCATTGCTTGCCGATGAAAAAATCCTCATTGACCTGCACCGTATCGTAAAGACCGATCTGCTGGTTGAAATCAAAGGCTTTTTCAAATTTTCTGTTAATCTCCTCATAAGTGGGAGTCTTCATTTTACTCAAGTCTGCTCACCTCCGCGCCCTTCCCCGCGCTGCTTTTTCAGCACATCGTGGGGGTCAAAACCCAGAATGCCGCTGATGCCGGCATTAAAATCGTTCACGGCATCGGCTGCCGCCTTCGCCTTTTCAAAATCCGGCACGATACCCTTTTCCAGATCGCCAATGCGTTTGTCGTATTCCTTTTGCAACGATCCCACGACTTCTCCGGTTTTTGCAGCGGCTTTTGCCAGTGCGTCTGACGCCGACGTATCCACATACTGCATCAGAGCAGTGTTCCGCTCTTTGCTGCGCTTTCTTTCCCAAAGGGTCAGACCCATATCAGCGGTCGCAGCCAAAAGCGCAAGACTGCTCAAAATGATTGCAAGAATCGTCATAGTCATATCTCCTTTAGCCTGACCAACATAATCCGACCCCTTCTAAGGGTGCGTCTGATCGGTTTAGGCGTCATTATATTCATTGATGGGTGTCAAGGGGCGGTTGCCCGCCCCTATTGGTTTTTTTACTCCACGGTCTTTTCAGCCACAGCAGAGCTGTATTTGCCTGCGGCGGTTGCGTAGGCGCGGACAGTGTCACCGGCAGCTACAGCAACAGCAGCGGTGTATGCCTTTGCGTCCTTGCTGTATCTGGGGTCAGAGCCGTCAGTGGTGTAGTAAATGGCGGTGGCGCCGGTGGCTGTGATGGTAGCCTTGCCGTCAGCCACCGCAATGGTGGGAGCAGCTGCTACAAAGCCCTTCAGAATAGCCACGGCAACGCCACTGGCCTTCTTGCCCAGCACGAATGCGTCGTGGATCATGCGGAACTCCAGCAGGTCGCCGCTGAGGCCGGGGGGATCCACATGGCCCTTGAACTTCTCGATCTTCATGGGCGCGATGACAGAGCCCTTGTAGATCAGCATGAAGGGAACGTTGGCAGGCATGCGCTTGCTGGTCATAGGCTTGACGGGCATGCCGTCAAATTCGCCGATGGTGCCCTTGGGCAGGGTCTTGCCGCCGAGGCTGTCCAGTGCAGTCCATTCGGAGCTGAGCTTCAGCGCAGGCATGTATGTACGGGCGATCAGCATGGTGATGTTGTCGGGTACGCCGGCGTCCAGCATCTCGTTGTGCAGCTCCACGATCATGCTGACGATATTGGTCTTGCCGGGAGCCTCGGAAAGCTCTTTGTGGATGCCGCCCTCTTCGGCCCACTTGCGCAGACGGTAGGTATCCACAGCGGGGATGATCTGCTCATCGCGGTGTGCCTTCATGACCTTGCCGGCCTGCTTCATGTTGAACTGCTCGACATTGTTGCCCTTGTCGATGGACAGGCTCAGGCTCTTGTCCTGGGTCATGGTGAAGGTCTGTACCTCGTCACCAACTTCCTTGGTGGTGCCGTAGCGGCTGCCGGTGCCGACTTCCTTCTGCCGGTTGTAATCCTGCAGGGGCTCAGTTTTCAGGCTGGTAACGTGTACGGTATTGACACCGGAAAACTCAGTGTCCAGTTCATGGGTAAACAGGGCATCGGTTTCGGATGCTTTGTTGAAGCCGTCCATCAAAGACTGCTTGTACTTCTCGGGAAAGTGAATAACACTCATTTCGTTTTTCCTCCTTTAGTGTTTTGGCTTAGTGCCATTAAGAAAAAGCCTCCATAAAATCGTCATATTCGCTCTTGGATCGCCGCCCGCCGGAATCCTTCTGACTGCCGGGGGAAGCAGCACGGTTTTCCTTGTTCTGCTTTTCCGCCTCCAGCTGCCGCTGAAGCTCCGCGATCTGGGCGTCCGCCTGCGATTTTTCATACTTTCTGTACGCATTGGTCATGCTCTGACCGCCGCGGACATCGTCCATCAGCTTGTCCACCAGCTCCTGCGTGATCTCCACGTCGGGGTAAGCCTCCCGGAACTCCGCGATCTCCCGCTGGGCCCTCTGGGCAGCGGTTTCCTTGGCCTGCGTCTGGGTGGCAGCCGCTTTCAGCGCGGCATTTTCCTTTTCCGCCTTCATCCGCAGCAGCCGCTCGGCAGCAGCCTCCTTGGAAAGCCCCTGCTTCATCAAAAGGCCTGTCCGAAGATCATCCAACAGCTGCGGCAGTTCCATGTTGGATTCCTTGGCAACCTCCGCAAGGACCTCCATGGCATCCTTCTGGTTATCCAGCTGCTTTTGAAGCTCCGTGCCGGTCTCCCGGCTTTTTTCCAGCTGCTCCTTCACCCGGTCATAGTCGGCACCCTTCTGCGCAAGGCTGATCACTTCCTCGCGGGAATAGGTTTTTTCCTCCTTGTTGACCTTCAGCGTAAAGGTTTCCGGCTCGGTCTTTTCAGGCTTCTGCGCATCTTCCGCTGCTTCCGCATCAGATGTCGGCTCCTCTTGGGTCTGGTCGCCCTCGCCGCCTTCCTCCGTTTCCGGATCGGTGGTTTCCGGGGTACTGGGCGTATCCACAGTCACTTCGTCGCCACT